TTTCACGTGAGTAACCGTATCCTCCCCCGTGAGGGGCGCTTGTCATATCTTAAGGAGGCTTTACTACCCTCTGGTGATAAGCAAATCCGGGAATCACTTAAAGTGACTCTTCAGATGTTGGTCATCCCCGAGAGTAGCGTAACTACTCCAGTCAGATGGACAAAACACCAACGCAAGTTGAGAGAGAACTGACTGCAAGTCCACAATCAAAATTCAACTCATGAAAACCAATATTATTAGAAACTTCTAGAAAGTTCTTAAACTTCTAGTTGTGACCAATATGTTTGGCTCTCATTTATCAAAAATCAATTAGGACTAGTTCCTAGAAACCGTGGAACGTCGTTAGAAAACCAGAGGTAATCTAGACACTATTCTATGGTAGAAAGACTTACGTCTGACTATTCACAGATATGTATCTGGATCACCATGGCAACCACGCTTCATCGCTACATCAGGAGGAATTCCTAAAGTCTTTGGACAATAGGTTCCATTTCTGATAAATAGAGATAAAGGCGCGATCAGATTAGCCCTGAGTCTTATTCAGATCTCAAGACTAATCAGTGGATGGAAAGTTCCTGATCTATCTACCGTAACCGAAGTAAGTACTATGGATGAATCTGTTTTCACAGAGTTCAAACGAGCCTTACCTAGATTAATGGCTGGATAGAAAAAGAATATCCAATCCACACCATGGACTGGTCCTCACCTGACTTCCAAAGTCGGGCCAATGGGTACCGCTCTATATACTTGTATCAATGAACTGCTCATATTACCAAAATGGCTTTTAGAAGCCATTTGGAACATGGGTGGTCCAGAGTTGCAAGAATATATGATCGGCTTACTCAGATTACCTACCGTATCTAACATGTTTGGTAAAGTGCGTGAAGGCCGTAAAGGTCTTCTACGTAAACTATCCATCGTGAAAGATTAGGAAGGAAAATCTAGAGTAATAGCTATAGGCGATTATTGGTCCCAAACAGCTCTAAGACAACTCCATAAAGCCGAATAGGCAGTATAGAGAAGTTTAGAAACTGATTAGACCTTTGGTCAAAATATAGCTCCCTTTGGACCCGAGGATCAACCTTACTACAGCTTTGACCTGACCGCTGCTACCGATCGTATTCCTGTACAACTGTACGAGGAAATGATGGTAGTGTGGAGAGGAACCAAAGCTGCTAAAGCTTGGAGAGACATCATGGTAAGACTTCCTTTCGATTATCTAGGCCGTGCTATTAGCTACGGCTGTGGACAACCAATGGGATAGTACTCATCATGGACCTCTCTAGCTCTAGTACACCACTTAATAGTTCAATTTGCTGCAAAGAAAGTTGGAATAACTAACTTTACAGATTATCGAATCTTAGGTGATGATATAGTAATTAGATCCACCCTAGTAGCAGAAAGTTATCTCGCAGTGATGACCTCATTAGGTGTGAATATTTCTAAAGACAAAACATTAGTATCAAAAGATACCTTTGAATTTGCCAAAAGATTATTCCACCAAAATGAAGAAGTCACAGGATTCCCCTTAGCTGCATAGTTTCCAGACCATATTACATGGTTGAATACTTACTCAGCATAGGGAGTCTCCTTGCGAAGAGGCTATCCAGCTACTCTTGTGAAGTCCAGACCGTTCATTGAGCAACTTTGTAAAGTTCTTCTCGGATCATATGGCTCTGTTTCCAGAGCTCATAGATGGGGAAGAGCAATCCTGAGTCAATAGATAATCCATACTCCTACACCTGACTATCGCCTTTAGGGCGAGTAGTTTGATATAAGAGTAACCTGTAACAATGAACTCCAATTCAGACATGAATTAGGGTCCAAGATTACAACGGATCTTCTAGAGACTACAGGAGCGAAGGCTCAAAGTGAACTACTAAGAGTGGATACACTCCTAATGAAAGGAGGTGTATTACCACAATCCTTAGCAGATCATGGTGGTCAAACCACTACTACTCTATCCGGCTACTCCATCGATCATCCATTGTACACATCTCTTTAGAGACGTGCCGATGATATGATGATGGAAGTGATTGAATTCACTTCTTAGCTCGATCAGCCCTTCACAGGGGTAGATAAAGTCAAAGAAACTATTCAATGGATTGAAGCCCGAGAGTTTAGAATGTTTAATCCTAATACTCTTGAAGCTCCAACTCGCCGTAGCGAGCGTGGTACTAACATGTCATCCACCCTTCTACTTAGAGCATAGCTCCGAAAGAGAAATGGTAAATGAGACCTTTCATACCACCCGGGGAACCACTCCGGAGTAAAGGTAGTCTTTCG